TTTTTTGGTCTTAAGCCACAGGGCAGTGAACAGGTCTTTCCAGTCCTCCGGCGCAAGTCTCTGTCCATGCCAAAGCACCTGACGCGATACGTCCTGCAATAACGCCCACATAAGGCGGTTTTGAGGATTGCTCCGCTTTGGTTCTTTAATGTGGACTTCGTGAGGTGACTTGTCGTCGATCGAAAGTGAGAGTATTGCGTCTATGGCATTGTTTCTGATTGCTTCGTTGCGAAGCATGTATATTTGCTTCATCGTTACCTCAACTCACAAAACGCCACGCCACTTTTGCTACGACAACAGGCATAACACCGATAATCACCCACAGGAAAATGCTACCGAAAAGCACACCAACCAGGTCTTTACCTTCGCCTACCAACCGGACAAAACAGCCAGCAACTACAATGAACGTCGCCACCATCCACATAGCACCGAGAAGCCTCAATGCAGAGAAAATCAACTCAACCACGATTTACTCTCCCCCAAATAAAAAGGCCTGCGATTACCTGCAGACCTGTTATTAGCTCAGTGATGTAGATGGTCATTGCTTCATCTCCCTTTCCATTTCATCAATGTCAACGTCATTAGGAAGATGGGAGCAATACGCCGCTATACCATGATGATTTATCTCATACCCTTTAAACGTTACCATCTGGCGCGTAATCTCAACTTCGTTCAGGAATCCGCCATCGCATAACTGCCTGGCTATTTTCGATTTGGTCTGGATTATTGGTAGTGCCTGTTCTTTCAAAGCGCATGATATTTGTGCATCCCATGCCTTTTCGAGAATGGCTAATTGTTTTTTATTCATTTAATACTCCGTCACGTTTTCCTGTCGCCACGCCTCGTCATATTCCGATTTCGGCATATTGGCGATGTAGCTATATGGCGATCCTGATTCAAGTTGCAGGAACTGGTGCGATTGCTCGTCAAGGAACAACGGGACACCACCTTCCCAACCTTCGCCGTTACGTTGTTTTTCAAGCATCAAAACAGATGCAGGAGATGCCAGTAGCTGTTCGTCCTTCTCTGACATCTTTTCACCACTCTGAACTCTCTGTAACGCTCTCTCGCGAGCCTTGTTACGCCAGATGATAAAAAGGTTGTCTGTCAGGTCTGTTATCGCTCCAGAGCCTTTTACGTCCATTTTCCCGGTTGGTTTTTCTTCGCTGTCTCCTTTTCGCGAGTGAGTAACGAGAATGACGTGGGAGTTTGTTTTGTTTTTGAAGTCGCAAATCGAGTCAACAAACGCCTTCTGCCCGTTATAGTCATCGTCGCCTATGCCACATTTCATCAGGCTGTCGATGATGAATAACTGGATCCCGTATCGGCGGCGAGCGTAGTCGAATATTTCGATCAGCCTGTCGGCTTTCGCCGTTCCGGTCAGGCCAAACACCCAAAGTCTTTCGTCATAAAATTTAAATGCAGAGTCAATTTCCAGCACTGGCGGCATCTTGCAGCACGTCGCCTGACGGGTAAGGCGCTTAAGGAGAATACCAGGCTTCAGCTCAAGTGACGCGATGCATGTCTTCACACCCTGACGCATTGCCTCAAGTGCCATATGCCCGACAACCTCCGTTTTTCCGTGACCGTTCACACCATTGACCAGCGTCAACTCTGCCTCACGGAACTGGAATTTATCTGCCAGAGATTCCCACGGTGGATTAAACAGATACTGCTGCTTGCCGTAGAAAGCGTTGATAGTGTCCTGGTAAAACTCTCGCGCGCTGTAGAGTTCTTCAGGATCGAAGTAGGATGCCGTGCCGATGTACTGCCAGATTTCATCCTCGGTAACACCGTTCATCAGGCATTCGTTGATGTCTTTGTACGGCAGAGTAACAAGACGGCAACGATGTTCACCGAGTCGGCTTGCGATTTCCCTTGCGGCTTCACGACCAACATCATCAACGTCCATCGAGATGAATATTTCCTCAAACCTGTCGAGGTTGTGATACTCAAACTCAATCCACTGTTGCTTAGCGCCTTTCCCGCCACCAAACGGCACGGATAACGCCGAGATGCCGTATTGCGCATAGCTCATACAATCAATTTCGCCTTCGCAAAGTACAACCGCCCTCACGCCAGCGTCCAGAGCCTGCCATCCGAACAGACAAGGTTCGCAATCACCTTCTGCCATAATGACTTTCTTCCCGTCCGGGCGCTCAGTGCTGATTCGCTTGACCTGCAACAACTCACCATCGCGTTTGTACGGAATCACCAGAGCATCCAGTTCCCGCTCTCCATTCCACACCTTGCCGCTGACAACCTCGTAGCGCTTTACGATTTCTGGCGATATGCCACGCGATTGCAGGTACTCAAGATGGGATTCTGTTCTGGTAACGTAGCGGGCGATTTTCTTGCGATCAGGTCTGGAGAATTTTTTCTCACGTTTGGCATCGAAATGGTGATCGTCATCCTTGATACCGAGAAATGCTTTCGCTTCCTGCATAGCCTGATGCAGGTTAATCCCACGACATGCCATCCACAAATCAAGCATGTCACCGCCGTCTCCCTCAGCGAAATCAGCCCATTTTTTCTTGCCGCTAAGGTTGACCTTAAGGCTGTTTCCCTTGTCACCGTTGACGTTACCGGCAACCCACTCATGCCCCTCTTTCTTGCCGTTTGGCAACAGGTGCGGAGCCACCCTGTCAACCTGCGCCCAAAGCAGGTCGCTCAGTTCACTTGGAGTCATTACGCTGACCTCAGATCGAGACGGTTAAACCAGAACTCAACGAATGCAGAACTAAGCCAGCCATGGTTATAGCCAGCGATAAGTAACGATTTGATTCTGGATTTCATGGTTCACCTGTCGAAAAACACGTAGCCAGTTTTCGATACGGTGATTGCGGATGATGGTTTGGATTGTGGTTGAATAGTTTCTGGCTTCTCGTCGTTCCAGCGTTGACCGTTCAGGTAGCTAGATGGTAACAACCTGTCGAATCCGAACTGCTTACCACTCCTGCATGCGATGTCTTCTGCCAGCATCGTGGCAAACTCGCTTGCCGTACCCCTGGTAGTTTTACGCCATTCCCTGAACTGTGTTCTGAATGCCGAAGCTGCGTTTTTCTTCCCGGCTTTCCGCATGCCTGCACACCAGAATATTTCCTCGAATGCCTTGTCGGTTTCTTCGTGACGGTCAGGAGTTTTTTCACACTCTGTTCGGACATGTTCGAACATAATGTTTTTAGGTTCATTGACTGGTTCAAAAGAGTGATAGGTTCTGGGGGCAGCTCCTGCCCCACCCCCTAGGGCAGCTCCTGCCCCACCCCGGGCAGCTCCTGCCCCACCCCGGGCAGCTCCTGCCCCACCCCGGGCAGCTCCTGCCCCACCTGATTCTGGTTGGATTTGTTGTGCATTATCCAATGTCAGATAAAAAACATTTGACTGGTTAAGCTCTCCTTTTCTTCTGAATTCCCTTTTCAAAAGCCCCATCTCTTCCAGTGCCCTAATGTGACTTTTTACTGTCGATCTGCTCACCTCACACTGGTCAGCGACATGTTGATATGAAGGCCAGCATTCGCCATTATCATTGGCGTTATCGGCAAGTTTAATCAGAACCAGTTTTCTCAGTGGGTTGCCAACCTTTATATTCATGGCCTTAGCCATAAGATTCATGCTCATTTTGACTTCTCCGAAGTTTTGTACCTGTTAAGTATCTCTCTCAGTGGCACAGCTATTGCTGGATTAACCCCCTGATAAAACTGGTCACGTAGCACATCTTTTCGGTGATTAACGCGTTTATTTTCCTGCGTTTTTCGCATATAATTACCTCGTTGGATGTTGTTAAAATTCCATTTGTATTTGATCAGAACGCTCGGTCTTGCACACCGGGCGTTTTTTATTGGTGATTCCATCAAGCGCATACTTAAAAGCCCTGCTAATCGGACTGATGTCTGATGCCATTCCGAAAGCACACAGGACCGAAGCAATAAATCTCCAGTCCGTTCTGCTTATCTTCGATTCATGACAGCCAATCATCTTTGCCAGACCGCGCTGGGTAAGCGTTGACAGGTTGATGAGTAAATCTGTTTCTGCGCGATCAACGTCGCGCTGTGATAGTTTGCTGTAACTTGTTTGTTCCATTTCTTACTATTTCCATAGGTAAATAATCACTAACACTCATCTTTCGATGAGTGATTAATTAGTTACCGCGTTGTCGGCGGTGCAGATTGATAAAGAGCGGTGTTACTTATGCAGTTGTTTTTTTGTTGCTTGGGAAGGGCTTTATTTCTTCCGCATAAACGCTTCCATCAGCGTTTATAGTTAAAAAAATCTTTCGGCCTGCATGAATGGCCTTGTTGATCGCGCTTTGATATACGCCGAGATCTTTAGCCGTCTTGGTTTGACCAAAGCGCATTGCATAATCTTTCAGGGTTATGCGTTGTTCCATACAACCTCCTTAGTACATGCAATTATTATCACCGCTAGAGGTAAAATAGTCAACACGCACGGTGTTAGATATTTATCCCTTGCGGTGATAGATTTAACGTATGAGCGCAAAAAAGAAACCGTTAACACAAGAGCAGCTTGAGGACGCACGTCGTCTTAAAGCTATTTATGAAAAAAAGAAAAATGAACTTGGCTTATCTCAGGAATCTGTCGCAGACAAGATGGGGATGGGGCAGTCAGGTGTTGGAGCTTTATTTAATGGCGTCAATGCATTAAATGCTTATAACGCTGCATTGCTTGCAAAAATTCTCAACGTTAGCGTTGAAGAATTTAGCCCTTCAATCGCCAGAGAAATCTACGAGATGTATGAAGCGGTTAGTATGCAGCCATCACTCAGAAGTGAGTATGAGTACCCTGTTTTTTCTCATGTTCAGGCCGGGATGTTCTCGCCTGAGCTTAGAACCTTTACCAAAGGTGATGCGGAGAGATGGGTAAGCACAACCAAAAAAGCCAGTGATTCTGCATTCTGGCTTGAGGTTGAAGGCAACTCAATGACAGCTCCGGCAGGATCGAAACCAAGCTTTCCTGATGGAATGTTAATCTTGGTTGACCCTGAACAACCTGTTGATCCTGGTGATTTCTGTATCGCTAGACTTGGTGGCGATGAATTCACATTCAAAAAACTGATCAAAGATAGTGGGCAAGTGTTTTTGCAACCACTTAACCCGCAGTTTCCAATCATCCCATGCAATGAGAACTGCAACATTGTAGGCAAGGTTATCGCCAGTCAATGGCCTGAAGAGACGTTTGGATAACACGTAAATGATTAAAGAACGTATTTCTTATATCATTCCGATTGCGATGGATGAAGGCAACCCCGTAACTCCAGTTCTTATCTATGAAATGGATAAAGACTCCCATGAAGTGGATCTGTCATTTGGCGCTTTTTTTATCGGCCTTAAGGCTACAAAAAAATATTCCATAGGCATTGAGGTTTTCAATGCTCAAGAAATACCGATACCAATTGACACAAAACTGTACTCCAACCATAAGTTTTTTACGGTAGCAGAAGCCAACGATGGAGAAACCATCGTATCAACTTCTATGAGAATTAACTTCCCAAGGGTGAAAATTATCAAGCCTGGGATATTCGAAGTTAGAGCATCACTGGTTAATCCTGAGAAAGGCGAAGTAATTGATGTAAAAAGTTCGTTTTTTGACGTGAAGATAACAGGATCAGTTCGCGATGAGTTTAGATAACAAGGTTACTCAGCTTCGTCCAAATCAAAACATATCTCGCCCAATTGGACACTATCCAACTGATGATGCATACTCACGGCATGGTGGCGGCAATGGCGGAGGTGATGATGTGCTTCAAAGAGTGAAAGAACTCGAAAAAGATGTTCAGCAAATGAAAACCGACCTGGCTGTCATGCGCTCGAATTATGCAACCAAATCAGACGTAAGCGACGCGAAAACTTCGATAATTCTATGGGTTGTAGGTGCGGTCGTATCCTCACAACTCATACCAGCAATCCCCAAAATACTTGAAGTGTTTTTCCATAAATAACAACCCGGCCTCAGTGCCGGGTTTTCTTTGCCTCTCGATCCCCACACCTAATAACACCATAACCAATTGTATTTATTGAAAAATTGATAGATACAACTTGCTAAACAGTGCAATTCTGATCCCTCACCTACCAAACAATGCACCCCTGCAAAAAATAAATCCATATAAAAAACATACAGATAACCATCTGCGGTGATAAATTATCTCTGGCGGTGTTGACACACATACCACTAGCGGTGATACTAAACACATCAGCAGGACGCTGGCAGCCAAACGGAACAGACTGGCAGGCTCTTTAACTTCGATGGCGCGCTGACAAAGCGCAAACAGATACCAAACGAGATGGGTTTGGCGGTGATGTGAATTGCAGCTGCAACGACAGCAACCAGAAGATCAACATCTGGCGCATCACCACCAAAGCCATTTCACATGAGGAAAACATCATGACGGTAATCGTGTACGGAAAATCAACATTTGCAGGAAATGCCAAAACTCGCCGTCATGAGCGGCGCAGAAAGCTGGCTATCGAGCGTGATTCCATCTGCAACATCATCGATTCGATCTTCGGAACAGACAGCAAGGAACCAGTTCAGAAAGGCACGAGAAAGCGTTTAAGCCTTTCTGAAAAAGCAATATCACTCGGCAACATTCGTAACCAAAATACCGACGAATGCAGTGGAAGTATTTGCCTGCCAAACGTAGCCATTTACGCGGCAGGCTACCGGAAATCAAAACAACTGACAGCAAGGTGACGATACCCAGCCAACGAGGGCACTAACCGACATGAGCATGACCATGAATAACGATAACGAAGCACTTAAAGAAATGATTGCGAAACTTCTTGAAGATGCCCGCCGCCTTCAGGTAGTGGAACCAAACGCAGGGACACAATCACGCATTGATGAAGCGATGAAGTTGCTCAAAGCAGAATAAGCTCAGGCAGCAAACCACTTATTTGAGGTGAGATATGGAAGAAGAATTTGAAGAGTTCGAAGAGCATCCGCAGGATGTGATGGAACAATACCAGGACTATCCGTATGACTACGACTATTGATAAGAATCAATGGTGTGGACAATTCAAGCGATGCAATGGATGCAAGCTGCAATCGGAATGCATGGTTAAGCCTGAAGAAATGTTTCCTGTAATGGAGGATGGGAAATATGTCGATAAATGGGCAATACGAACGACGGCAATGATTGCCAGAGAACTTGGTAAACAGAATAACAAGGCTGCCTGATGGTGGCCTTTATTGTTGTCCGTAAATAATTTCATGCTTATTACAATCAAGGTGATATATGGAAGAACAAGCAAACAAGATTCTCGTAGAACTACTGCAAAAAGCCAGCAATGGAATAGATGCGGCTGTTTCATTTAGTCAAGCACAGATTCCTGATGTTGTTCGTCAGTTGCTAATATGGAGTTTTGTCCATAGCGCACTTTTCCAAGTGGCTGGGTTGTTGCTTTTAATTGCGGCCATGAAACTTCCTAGTTTTGCAAGAACGGCAAGAAATAATGGCGAGAGATGGACGTCTTTAGATGGATGTCCAAACGATAGGTATTTTATATCTTCGTTTTATTACGATATATGCACTGTATTTGCTCCTATATTTGGCTCAATTATTGGCGTTTTAATTATTGCCTTCAATTTCGAATGGTTGAAGATTTGGCTTGCACCTAAGTTATTCCTAATTGAATATGCAGCATCATTGGTTAAGTAATTTCAGGCCGCATAGTCGGCCTTTATTTTTGGCATAAACAACAGAATAAACACTGCA